CTTTCGTAAGCCCCTATTTTCACCGTTTCTCGGCCGAACATCCCAGACACCACATTACCATATGCTTTAATGGCGTAATAGGTGGGGGCGCCAGTTGATGGATCAGTGGTGGCGACAACAACTGGATTTGTTGGATCATTAAAATCTACATTTTCTGTTAAAACAAAATTTAATCCGGTGTCAGATGAAAATCTTGTGCCCCGGCGGGCGATGGGGATATATCTGGTGTCTGGGCCAATGCCGGTGGTGGACGCCGGAATAAGAAGAAACATGGCGACTTTGCCATATGTAGAAGGGCGCCCTGTGTTTTTATATCCTAAAATTCGGCCATGTCGTACAATATTGCTATATTGATATGCGGTGTCAAGAAACGTTTCATTAACGTTATAGTCCAAATAAAATGAAAGCTGATCCCCAACATAGGCAACAGCATCCAACATCAATGCGCCGAAAGAAGCCTCGCTAAAATCTTGAAAGGAATCGGGATAAAACCTTTCCGCAATCTGCATTAAGTCACTTCGTATGCTTTGAAAGTCTCTATGCGTGTAATCAATCGGTACTATCTTTTTTTGTTCATCAGCCATATATTAAACCTCAATTCTAAATAGTAAACTCTAATAGATCTTTCACACCAATATTGGGTACAGAATACGCAAGAGAAATTCCTAGTCTATTTGCGTCTTGTCCGCCAGCATCAAAAGAGATTTTATTTATCTTCACAATAGGAAGATATTTAGTTGCTTGCTCTCTTATTTTTGTATCTATTTTGGCATAAGTATTTCCATCAAAATTTAAAAATAGATAGCGATTTATTCCGACACCAAAATCTGGTTCCATAACCCTTTCACCTGGATTTGTCAATATAAGCATTTTAAGATTTTGCTTAATCAACACCTTAAGGCTTCGAATCATTACAAACCCATCAATTGAGTCGGTTGTGAGCGGAAGAGCAACTGCTAAAGAGGACATTTTTTATATTACCTTATTATAATTATCATTAAACTTATTTTTCGCACAAATCTCCATCAGCATTAAATGGATTACCCGTTAGTTTTCTTTTCCTCCACCACCCCAGCAGTCTTTCACCAGGAGAAGGAGAAATTCTTTCCTTTAAGCGGTTTAAATAAACTTGGGCGGGCCCTCGACCTTTTCCGCTAAGATCTCCAATATCAAAATCTCTGGAATTATAAAAACCCCTAAATTGTCGTTTTATAAGTTTTTTTGAATTTCTCAAAAGTATCTGATCCCACTCATCCCATTTTTTTATCATCGGGCTGGCTCTAGAGCGATCATTCACGCCGGCCCAGCCTTCATTTCCAACCACACTTACATCACTTATATATGGCTCCCTGGTTTCGGGATCCTGCCCCATTTCTACGACTGCGCGGGCGCCTGGAATATCGTTTATACCGCCGCCGGGGAAAATGCCGGCTGTTTCGCCATCTTTGACTGTAACCTCACCAATAGATGCGAAGAAGCCCATATTATTATAAACGGCAACTGTAGATGTAATTTTGCTAAGAGGGAAAATGTATCGCGACATTAACTTGAACTTGTCATCTTCCTTGAGATGATCAATCAAACATAGCAACAATTTATTATCTGCGCCGACAGCTTCAAATTTTCCAATTGTGGTATCCAGGGCGTCAATTTCAACTGATGTTACGTGTCGCTTGGAGCCATTAAGAATTATAGAAAACTCTAATCCATGGCGAATGCCCAATTCTCCGGAGAGCCCAATCACGGAGTCATTGTCATCATAAACCAATTCCAAATCCCCGGGATATACATCTGAAATATTTAACGAAGGATCTCGTGCCTTAATTGTGCTTACGGCTGTCGTGGGGTTCGTCTTTGTTCCATTAATACTGATATATTTTTCGACTACAAATGGTTGCGAAGTGGAAGAAGTCCAGCCAGTATAATCATATTCAGGAACATCGCCAATGGGAATGCTCATCATATTGGCCATTGGATATAAAATATCATGTGGTTCTTCTTCAAAATGTTCAGGGCCCGACATGTAAGTTACTTCGCCGCCTTCACCTACATAAACATGATATTCTCCAATATATTCATCGCCAAGTGAAAACTCATCAGTGGAATCGTTATCCTCTCCCACGACGAATTCGCCCCCATAGGTATAATACGGCTCATCGCTGGCTTCCGGGGGGGCCGTGGGCAATGGCCCATATGTCGTTTCAAGAAATTTATTGAGGGTAAGAGTGTTGCCCTGGGCCATTGATTCGAGCAGATAATAGCCTAAATCAAAAATAAGAGGAGTCATGCCAACTATATCAAGATTTTTAGCAAACTTTTCGCCCATATAATTTAATTCTTGAGATACCAATTCAGTAAGAACAATTTTTGCATCTTCTTCTGTTTCTCTTACGGCTCCAAAAACCAAATCTGACTTATAGTTTTTTAAGAAGATTCGATCAGTTTCATCATCTTTCCGGTCAATTCTGAGATCTGTCCTGTCTTTCCTTTCATAATCTAATTGCATTTGATTTAATCTAGTTAAAGCCAAGAGAACCTGCTTGGGCGGATCTTCAATGTCTCCGCTTTCAACTCTTCTTGCGTACATTTGAACCGACTGTTCCAAGAAGGCATACCAAAATTCTTCATCTTTAAAGAAACTAAACCGCTCTAGTCCATCAGGCTGTGCGTCTTTGAAACTTTCTTCCATATCCTCCACAATATAGGCAGCGTAAAGAGAACTAAAATTTCCTGGGAATTTGGGATAAAACGTTATAAAGGATGCCATCGACTTAATAAAATGAGTGGTTGCATATATTCTAACTGCTGCCGTTATTAATCCTTGCAGTCCAGATACCGCATCGCGGGTGAGAATTCTGTTATAAGGAACCTCAAGCGCACAATCTATATCTTGTTGTAGCCTTTCATCTTCTGGAACATTGGGATATTCTTCGTCTATGGTATTTTGAATTTGACCGAAATCGATTAATTCTGTTGTGTGTGGCTTGCAGGGGGAAAAATCGGGGAACAAAACATCCACCAGTCCCAGCCATCCTTTATTTTTTAGTGGCTTAATGTAAAGGGGGGGATTTATATATCTCCCTCCATATGTTTCGGGGCTTAAATAGAAAACCCTATTCTCATCTTCAATTTGCCCAGATTTTATCTGCCACTCCATGCGACTTATCCCTAAAATCTGATCTCTGTTGGCGATCCCCCGGGTGCCACCATTCTCATCACTCACCTCTGCGTCCCCATAAGATGTTCCGCCCGGTGATAAAGTTTGCCCCTCGTCGACAACATAGCGTGTTTGATCTTGAGTCAGGGCATCATATTCGGCGCCATAATTAAATGCAGGCTGATTTGTGGCCACGAGTGCAACAAGATCATTGGTCACGCTTGTCATAATGGCGTCATGAGTGCCTTTGGCGCTCTCAGCAGAAATCCCCAACATCTCAGCCATCAATACCACAGGGGGGCTGTGGGCATGCTTTGATTCAAAACAAGTGAGAAAGGTTGGGTAGTCTTTAACCTCAACCTCCCCAAACGTATCGTCCGCAGAATAAAATTCGGCATGCATGTCTGCTAAAACTTCTTTTTCATTCGGCTTCAATCTCGAACTTTTATATTCCTCCGGATCAGCGATCATCGCTTGATTAAAATCCGTGTGGGCGCTTTGATTAAAATAGTTTATTATTCGGATGCGCGCATTGTCAGAGGGCCTACTTCTCACCCCTTGATAACCAAATTCAGATTCATTATATTCCAAATCAGAAACGTATAACTCGACTTTAAAGCCATAAGACCACTCAGATTGTTCACCATTGGGACCAGTTCTTAAACCTTTACAGTTATCTTTAAAGTCAAATTCCAACTCTGGAGTTTTCTTGCGCCCCAATTTTGTAAAAAGAACTGTGTCGGTTGTGCCGTCAACATCAAAAGTGTAATTATATCCAAAATCCGGAAGGTAAATTCCACCCTTCAGGGGGGATCCCTTATTTAAATCTTTTAATTCGTCAAAAGTTTTAGTAAACGTTTGATCATCTACCCATTCATTATTTGAAGAATATGCAGTATTCAGGTTGCCCATTTCTCTTTGAAGCCATTCGGCAACATACAGCGGGAAGGCACCTCTTTGCTTCTTAAGGGGCGCCGCACTAACAAAGTTCCAAATGGAATCAGTAATCGCGGCGGGGTTGGTCGTAACCATGAGGGTCTCGCTCACGGAAACGATACCAGTAAGATCAAGGCTGGGATTGTACTCTTTATAAAAATCAACATATTTGTCCATATTGAATGATTTTCTATAATGAGCCGTCAAAGGATTGGCCATGGTGTCAGAAAGGATCATGTTTACCATTCCCCAATTTGCTTTGCCTGGGCCATTCCCCAACATATCAGTGGAAAATTCTGCTTTAAGGGCTTCAAGTTGATTACCCAATGCAGCAGTTGTGGTTTCTATGCCAGCCTCTGGTTCATATGGCAAAAGTCCATTATCACACCCGGGATCTGAAATCAGTGGAGGTATGCAGTCCAATGGCAACTTGTTCATCATGGATGCCACGTCTTCTAACTGTTGAGGGTCTCTTTCACATAATTTCTTAATTTGTTCCGGAGTTGCCCTCCCTGCTAACAATTGGGCTCGGAGATCACAAAATTCGTCCACCTGCTCCGGAGTCAAACACAATGTTGGATTGGCAGAGACCAAATTGTTTTTCGGTAATGTATCCATTCTGTCTCTTAGCTCTTGTTTAAATTCCGCCGGAAGCACGTTACCCATGTTTTTAAATGCATTAGCAAGTGCTTTCTCTCCAGAAAGAGCTTTAGTAATGTGGGGATGTTCGTTTTCTGCCAAACTCCAGGCTAGCTTCGTTGTGGTTCCGGCGGGATTACCAAGAAAAAGAGATTCCACTTCGCTTTCGGTCAAAACGCTTCCCAGATCAGCAGCATAAGTTAATGTCGCTTCTGTGTCTGCTAAAGCGGCGCCGCCCACACCAAAGGTAGCAAACAATTCGGCAATTGTATCCTCCAGCGTTTCATCACTAACATCATCACCGCAAATTGACTCTTTGATCAACTCCTTTACGGTATGCTTTTGGCTGATTAAACCTACCGCCACGTCTCCCATTACCTCCAGAGCCTTGCATATCGCATCTCCAAGAATTTCACATAACATTACAAATATTTTTACTAAAATTATATTACGAAGTTCCAGAAGGGACGCTGATACCGCTTCGAAAAGCTCGCCCATGATATCCCGCCATGGAATTTCTATAGGTCTGTTCATACGGGGAAAGTTAATCCGGCGCCCACAAAGGACCGGCAATTCAAAATCACGAATAAAGTCCATAAAACTAGGCTGAAAGAATGGCCCATGGGGACACGTTGTGGTGGCAAAAACATTAGACAATAATTGGGCGCCCGGGAATTCATTAAATTTATCAACCAATTCGAGTTCTTTTCCCTTAAACATCTCAAGAAGGGCCTCGCCATAAGCCTGCATCACAATATTAGAGTCTAACTGACCCGATGCAGAACCACCGGTTAGTGTTTCTGTGACGGTGCCAGTGCTTGTGGGCGCCAACGTCTCTCTATAATCTTCCTGAAATGTTTCAGATTGACCCGTCGTTATACCATCTACTAAATTTTCTCGTTCTTTTCTAATGACTTCGGGATCCTCCCAGGACCGTTGTGCTGAATAATTGCCCATTACGTCATCAGATGCGGTGTCCATTCCGCTGCCCGGTTTAAAAATATTGCCGCTCTCCAGATTATCTTTTACCATCGCATCCAGTTCTGCTTGCTGTTCTGGCGGCAAGCCCACAAACAATTTACCAAAGTTCTCAATCGACATAGTACTTAAAGCAGCTTTAAGCATTGCCGCAAGACCCTCTTCGAGAGTTAATCCGCCCAACAAACATTCAATGCCGGCCGTAAACATATCCAAAAGACCACACCACGTAAGATCATCAATCATTTTATTGAATTCATAAGCCATCATACCAGAAAATCCAGGGCCCGGGTCAATCTCGGCGGCTAGCTCAAGTTTATAACATAGAAACCTAAACGTTTGTTCGGAAGCTTCTAGTTGGGCAAAAGCCTGTGCTCTGGCCAGATCTCTGACCGTCTGTGTCGGGCCCGTGGGATCATTGGGGTTTGGCGCCTCGTCCGGCCAAATTCCAGATTTGATATCATCTTTAGTTACCTCGGTTAAGCTATTTCTACACAAGTTCTTATGAAATTTATATACAATAGCATCTGCCAAGCCAAATGTCGCATCTAAAATATCTTGCCCCAATTCTTTAGCTTCATTTGTGAGCGCTGTTCCGATGCAACCGAGAACATTGGGCTCTGTTTGAACCGTACTATTTTCAACAACTGCCGGATAGGTATACTTTTTAACAAACTCAATCCAATTTAAAGGAGTTCTTGCTATTAAATCATTCTCCATATCATATAGGGCAGCGAAATATGCCATGGCAGTGGGGTCTTTCCACGATTGATTGCTTTTTAAGGAATCGAGTTTAGATCCGTACAGGTGGATTGGATCCAGGGGGCATGCCTCAGTATAAACATCGATTCTTTTTAGTTCATATTCGGCACTAAATGTAAAAGTTAAACTTTTGATTAACTCCTTTCTCCAGTTTGGGCCACCGACATAGGGAATTCTATATCCCTTGCTATTTAAGAATTTTTCTAACTTCTTAATGAGAGTCGAACCCATTAAACCACCCGCATCTCCATAAAGCTCTAAATCAAAAAAGGACGCATCATCTTCTCTGACAAAGAAATCACTTTCGGTGGCGCTCCAGACTTTTGCGTGACGGGAATATAAATGCAATCCTTTTCTTTGGCGGATCAGCGTTTCATATAACCCGTCGACTAAATATGTAACAGTAATATCAGTTGTCTCTTCTTCCTCTGGCTCATCGGCGGGTTCTGCATCAGCAATCGCCATCAAATCATCATAAGGGACAGAATAGAGTATTTTTACTCTAGATTTGGGGCGAAAATTTAAATCCCAATCTGTATACTCGGTTACCGCCTTTATGGTAGCCACCGATTCGTCAGAATTATCTTTATTATAAATATCTAAAAGAATTCTAAGGACTCCATCGACATATTCATCGAATATCTTATTAAGTGCTACGGCGGCCTCTGCCTCAGACGCACCTTCGGGGGCGCCCGTAGTTTGATGTTTCGTGATTTTAGCTATCTGAAATTTACAGATTTTTTCATTTAAGAATGGCTGGTATACTTTAAGTTCTCGCCAATTGGGAACAATCGCACACAAATTTGGAACACATCCAACGCACCCTCCCACCTCTATTGGTGGAGCTTCGCCACATATATCTATTAATCCATCACCATTTACATCTTGATGTGGTAAAAACTTAGATTCAGCCATTATAAATCCTTTTCATTCCTCTTACGTTGCATATACCCAATCACTACTGATCTGCCAAGCACCGCGAGGTTCTAGGAAGTCTTTTTGCCAACTTATAATATCGCTTTTTTGAGAATAAAGCGGAGACGAACCGAATTGGTTGAGGACACTGTTCGCCGCGGAGGTCCCACCGGGCACCCATGATCGATACGGATCAATACCCAGAACCCCAAGTACTGTTCTCAAAATTAGAGTAACCTGATAGGTATACGAAGTGTTCTTCTGTATTATCTCCGAGAGGCGCTGCATACACTTAACCATATTTTCTCCCTTAACGACGGGCTGAAGGAGATTAACCGTGTCGCCGCGGTGAGTAAGGTTGGGGGGGATCCATTTGCTGCTCATTTCGTTGCCGGCGATTAAATCGATTCGTGGGTGGTATGGAACCTTTCCCCCCACACTATTTCTTTCGCCGGCGGGGCCATACCCCGTTGCTCCTTGCATTTTGCCAGTAACAATTTTAACCCCTTCGCGACCAATAATTCTAACTTTGTCTGCTTTTATGGCGATTCCGGAACGATAGGTGTATAGGGGACGATCTTCTTCGAACTGGCGCTGGGCAATACCAAAATGTTTATCAATTTGTGTTAGTCTACTTATATATATTCTTGCTGCGTCGGCTGCAAAACTATTTCCCACAAACATGCCGTCACAGGGGCCTGTTGCCTGCTTCGCTTCTTTATACGTTGAAAGTCCGCCCATTCGCCCCACCACTAAATCGATTGTAGGGGAAGGAAGCCCTTGTCCTCCGAAGCCGCTTTCCTTTATGCCGGGGCGATCCTGCCCAAAAACAATATACGCGTCTCCGTTATTAATAACCTTCTCGCCGGGGGCTTTATTAAAAGTTACAGAAGGTGATGGGGGCGTTGTTCCTAATAGTCCCCCCATAGCCTGATTTACGTTGCCTAGTCCTTTGCTGATCCTATCTTCAACAGAGGGGGGCTCTAGAGATTTATTTGTTTTGCAATCTCTCCAGTTGTTTAGCTCATCTTTAATTGTTTTAGACATTATTACTTCTCCGGGGTATCGTATTTGTCGCACGGCTCGGCAAATAGAATATAGGTTTCTGGAGCGCTCACGGGCGAACCGTTCCTCCACACTTCCCAATGTAAGTGGGCGGACGTAACCTCTCCGGTGTCTCCCGTATATCCAACCAAGGCGCCTTGCTTAATGGCGCCATCCTGGGTTCCGGCGTACGCGGCGCTGTCGCGGAGTTCTTGTGTCTTGTTGGCATCCATATGGGCATAATATGTTGAATATACTCCGTCCGAATGGGTGATAACGGCCGAATAGCCTCCGGCGCCACCTGTCTCTTCGGTGCGATATTGTATTCTTCCGTCGTGGGAAGCATAAATGGCCTTGCCACCGCCGTCAGAAAAATCCAACCCGTTGTGCCAGCCGGCTGGGATCACCTCGCCTGCTGTGTTCTCCATCTGGCCGCGGTACCCCACGCCGGACGACACATCATATTCAGCTTTCCCCAGGGGATGAGTCATTACTATATCTAATTCGGCGGCTGTTGTTTCTTCAAAGTTGATAGACCCTGTTGCGCAATTTGCCATTTTAAGATCAATTGCGCGGGAGCGAACATCTGCAAACAAAGCAGCCAATGAACCGCAATTTAAAGCAGCATCTGAGGAGGTCCGAGAAAGACTCTTTTTGCTTCTACCTAGCGCCTTGCCAATTTGCAAATTAAAAGGTTGATCAGCGGAGCCCGGTCCCAATATAACATTAAAAAGATCGTTCTGTTCAATGTTTTGATTGTCATCGAAGTTCGCGTCTCTCGTTGTAACGAACGTGGTGTGCATTGTAATTAATTTTGCCGCGTAGTTTGCGTTAGCGCTGGTGGCCAAATCACAAGGATCCGGCAGAAAGAGATGGGGAGAATTCTCACCTAAGATCCTTCCTTTAAAAAATAATCTAGAAGAATGCTCGCCCGGTTCTCGATCTTGAGATTTTTCATCGCGAAAAACTTGACTTAATGCACTTGCCTGGTCAGCCGTAAGAGCCATTCCATCCGTCAAGGCGACCGCCACAAACTGATTTTGCTTTTGATAAGCATCATAAGCCGAATCCTTTTTGAAAACAAAATTTAAAGCCTCGCGAGGATTAGTGAGTGAAGTCCAATCAATGGGCATTTATGCATCTCCCTGAATTAAATCAAATAAATCATTCTTATCTTCTTCTGTGAGTCCCACCTGTTGTGTTTGTCCTTTTTGTCGTAGACCGATCAACTTAACTAGCTGCTCATTTGATCTCTGCATCGTTTCAATATGTTTAGCCGCGACGGGGCTTAGATACTTGTTCTGTTCTGAATCCCTTGCGATCTGGTTGGCAATTTCATTTAGAAACTCTCTCGCAACTTTTCTATCGTCACGAATATTATCGAGCGCTTCATCAATCAGAGTTTCTAAATTTTTATTGCTCATATTGTGCCGTCTTCCCAATCTTGCTTGAAATTGTAATATCTCTTGCGAAACTTCTTGAGCGAGTTAACAATCTGTTTTGTGTTGAGTCCGGTGATCTCTCG